AGTTAATTCAGCTTCAGCGTCAATTGAGTGATATGCATTTAAATCTTGAGCAAATTCAGGAGTCCAAACAGCCTTTAACTTTCTAGTCTTAGCTACTATAGGATCTGATTGCATTTCTAGATTCACTTCTGGAATGTCAATATCAGTACCATTATCGATACCAGCATTTGCACCAGAACCTTTGAAAGGATTTGAATCTTCGAAGTCGCCTCTAGATATATCACTTGGTTGAGCACTATATTGTACATGGTATGCACCAGCAGTTGGAGTTAATCCATTTGAACCAGTAATTACAAATTCAACATGCGTTTTAGCAGTATTTAATTTTGTAAATGCATTTACTTGATTAATAGTACCACCCGATCCAGTTGATAAAATAAATGATCTTACCGCTGTTTCGTCTGATCCAGATAATGATGATAATGGTATAGTTACTACACTGTAATTACCAGTTGATGTTCCTAATACGTCAGTATAAGTAGAATCATAGTTTACAGATGATGATGTTGCAGTTGCAACAGTACCTGAAGCAGTTACCGTTAATTCATTAATTGAGTATCCAAATCTACCAGCACCATAAAGACCACCTGATGGGTCATTAGTTGTAGTAGTTACACCAAACATAGAATCAGCAGCTGAGGTTGGTCCAAAAGGATCTCCTGTTTGTGCTAAAGAATCTACGTTATCGTCGTCGAATCCAGGTTGAGCTGTACCATATTTGAAATCCAAATAAAATACTAGTCCTGATGGCAAATTCATTGGTTGTACAGAAACAAATTCTTTTGCTGCAAATTCAGCAAAGATTCTTCTTACCAATGGAAGTGCTACACCAGCCCACTCTTCTGAACCTTCTGTTGTACCAGTTGAAGACGCTTCTTTTACAAGTTGTCTTGCTTGGTTTTCTAGAAGTTGAGCCATTCCGGCTTTTTCAGTCTCGGACTTAAGTCCTTCTAAGAGACCGGTTCTTTCCCATTTGTTTACAGTTTTTAACGCTGCATTTCTTTGGGAAGGATTATTATCTTCTAATAAAGATGAAATTTCCATTTTTAATTTTCCTTTTTAATTAATCTAGTAATCCAGCTAATTTCTTCCATCTATTAGCTAATTGATTACCTTCATTGATTATTGTTTTAGTTGCAGGAGCAGTTGATTCAACTGGCTTAGAGGCAGCGCCTTCTTTTACCACTTTTCTCTTTTTTACAGGAACTGTAAAATTTTCTGCTAATGTACTAAATACAAGTTTAACTTCTCTTGTATTACCAGCTCTATCGAAATTTTCGATAACTGTCATTTTTTGACTTTCTGATAATTCAAAATTTCTAAATAATTTATTCGTGTAAAGAAGTTTTGCATTTAAAAGATTAACTTCATTGATAGTGTCTCTTAAAGATTCAATAGTGTCATATGCTTCAGTAAGCTCTTCAGATAATTCATCCATTTTTTCTTTGGATTCTTTATCTTTATCGCCATCATGCTCGCCTTCTTCTACTTTATCTTTAGGTTCTTCTTCTTTGTCTTCTTCCGAAAGAATTTCTTCAATGATTTCATCAATATTGAATTCTTCATTTTTCATATCTTTAGGTTCAGCCATTAGATCGTTTCCTTTTGAATCAGTAGAATCAGCTGCATCTTTATTATGAGCATCTTCTGCTATTTCTTCTTCAGTTAACTCTTCTTCAGTTAATTCTTCTTCATTTAAATCTTCTTCTAACTCTTTAATGATTGCTTCTAGTTCTAGATCTTCTTCTACTCCGCTAGCTTGATCCGTTGGATCTTCGTCTACGTCGTACATCATACCGCCTTCCATAGCCATATCATCATTCATTGGTTCTTCGCCCATGTCCATGTCAGGTGCAGCATCCATATCTACATCCATTTCAGCTCCTTCAGCATCGTCGGCTTTGACATATTTTTCGCCGTCGACAACTACTGATGGTTCTTCCATAGGTGCTTCTATTTCTGCTTCTGCATCCATATCCATATCCATTTCGTCTTCATACAAATCTTCTGATAATTTGGTTGATAGCATGTTGTGAATTCTAGGAGCAAAAGCTTCTTCAAGAGCTATTTTAGCGTTTGCTAATGCTGTTTCCTTAACGGCTTTTGCATCTGCAATTGCTTCTTTTAGTAAGTCCGATTTTGCGTCCATTACTTGTTCTCCTTAAATGTTTTTAATTTGGAAATAAGATTATTTTAAATCTTAATAAGAATAATTAATAATAATTGACACTATATAGAGATAGTGTATTTACTATAAATATAAACAAACTGAAAAAACAGTAAAAAAGTCCTAACTATATTAGCTAGGACTTATCATATAATATATTTTAAAAATTAAATATCGCTATATAGGTCAGATATTTGTTGTTTATATATAGCCGATTGTTTTTGTTTTCTTTTAGTAATACTAGGTTTTTCAAATTCTTGTAAAGATTTTAGTTTATTTATTGAATCAGAATTTTTAAGTTGTTTTTTCCAAAGTCTTAATGCAAAGTTTATATCACGATTAATAACTTTTGTTGAATTACTTTTTCCAGGAACAATTGATTTGTGATGCTTTATTTGTTTATTCATTTTGTGATTGATTTGTAACTTGTTGTTTTTGTATTGGTCTTAATGTAAATTTGAATTTTTCAACTTCTGGTAATTGGCTTATGAATCCTTGAACTCGTTGTGATTCTTTAGCAGGATCTTCTCCTAATCTAATATAAAAAAATCCTTTACCAGCTGAGTCATCAAATTTTGTTTTAATAACATGCATTCCTTTTTTATTTAAAAATGCTTGTATGTCAGCTTTTACATTTCCTGCAGTTGATGGATCAATTAATTTATAAAGAAATCCTCCTTTATAATCAGTTAATTTATTTATCAAATCAGCTTCATTTGTTTGTGATTTAACTCCAAAAAAATCATGATACATTTTATCAACAGTTGACATATATTTCCTTTATTATAATAATTTTTTTTATATTTTCAAAATTAATCTATATCAAAATATTTATTTAATCCTTGACCAATGTCTTCATATGCTGCAGATAATCTTTCTTGTAACTGAGAAATTTCTTTTGCAGTTTTTTCAAAAACTTGATATGACGCATTTAAATTTTTCATATGTCTATTAACAGTAATACCATCAAACCAATCTCCTTCTGACAATGTTACTTGTTGTGCCATCTCTACCATATATTTAACACGCTCGCATAATTCTTTAAGATCACCTTTTCCATAAACAGAATCTCCTAATGCAGAATATCCTTTTACAGCTTCAACAAATTCTTTCTTTTGTTCAGTTGTTAACTGTACTGGCTCTCTTTCTAATGCTTCTAATATTTCTTTAAATTTCATGGTAGTATCCTACATTTCCCACTATCACATAATATTGATGTAATAATGTTATTTACATTTTTATAATCTTTTATTGTTTTACTTACTGATTCATTCATATTCATTGGTTTTAAAAACGCTCCATGTGTCGATGGATTTGATACAAAATCAAAGCATATTAATTCAAAATCTTCTTGAACTTCTACTGCTGACTCTTTATAAAGTTCTTTTACTGAGCCTAACCCTCTGCTAGAAATTCCTAATGTTATACCAGCTTCAAATAATGATTTTAATATTTTACCAGCTGGTGTTTCTAGTATTTGAACAGCGCCCATTAAATCATCTCCATTCCACCACATTTTTAAAACATTGTGAGATACATTATTTAAATTTACAACAGATGAATCTGGATGATCTAATTCTCCTAAAGCTCTATTTTGATCTATATATTCTTTTTGATATTTTTTAGCTTCTCTATTTAATATATGTTTAGGATACACTCTACCATTTTGATTTTTAGCTCCAGCTCTTTGTAATACACCTTGTACTACTAATCCTCCAGGAATTCCATATTGTTTACCCAATTGTTCATTAACAGGACCTATAGGTTTAAATGGTATATATTCTACTAATAAATTTTTACTCATACTATTCTCCTAAACTTCTAACTCTTTCAGATATTTTTAATAATCTTTCTGAAATTTTCTTTAATGCATTATGAGTAGATTTACCGTATGTTGATCCAGCTATACCAGATTCATTTTTTAATTTTGAAGTATATTTAACTAATTGTTCTATTTCTTGTAATTTTTTAGCTACTTCTTTTATTGTACCATTTACTGTTTGTGATGGAGTTGATTTTGGATTACCAGTTGCAAATCTAGAATATGATTCAATCATAGCTGCATATTTTTGATCCATTGCTGCTTGTACTGATTCATATTTCATATTCTTTTTCTTTTTAGCTTGAGCCTTTGTTGAGAAGGCATTTGGTGTATTATATCCAGCAATATTTCCAGTTACATTTTGTTCGTCTATTTCTTCGTCGACAACTTTTATAGTATCATCATCGTCTGCTTGTGCTTTAACTTGTGCTAGTTTGTCTTGCGGAACTTCAATTGTAGCTTCATTAGCTTTAGCTTGTTTGGCTGCTTGCTTCATTGGCTCTTTTTTGTCATTATCTCCATCTAGATCTAAAAAATCAGGTTTAGCTTCTTCATTGTATTTTTTACCTTTAACTTTTGCAATTGCATCTTCTTTAGACATTCCAGATGCAATCATTCTAGCAATTTGAACATCTGCAAAATCTTGGTCTTTATCGCCGTCTTGATCTTGTTCTTGAATTTCTTTGAATTTAGATTCTATTTCTTTTAAAAATGATTTCATTTGGAATTGACCTGTTTTAGTTCTTTAATTAAATCATAATATCTTAATATAGTTAAAATATGAGATTCTTTTATAATTTTAATAGTTTCAACATTACAAAGCATTTCAGATAATTTATCAACTTTAATTTTTGTTGCTTTATCTGTAATTAATGATACTTGTTCTTTTAATTGTTTTTTAATATTAGGTATAATTGTTTCTAAATATTGTTTCATTGATTCAGAATCATTAACATGGGTAATATATTTATTTAATATTTGTTTTTGACTTTCATTTAAACCAGAATATTTTGAATTAAATTTATCTACTAATAATTTATACGTTAATATTCGTACATCTTTATCATAACTTTTAAATTTTTCAACTAATGGACTTAATTTTAATGAATTTGTAGATTTTCCACTTAAATGATTAATAATTGATATTTTACATTCTAATAATTCTTTTGGATTTTCTGCTTCATCATATTCAAATAATTTATATATAGATGCTAATTCTTTATAATTATTAATTCTAATTTTTGAAACTTTTTGAAAATCAAAATTTTCTGATATTTCTTTTACTAAATTATATCGTTGTCTACGTAATAATGATTTATTTAATTTACTATGAGAAATTTTACATGTTCGTATAAAATCTAATGCATGAGCTTCTGATTTAATAGTTTCTTTTATTAATGTATTATATAGTTGTAATTCTTTAGATAACGCTGTATTTTTACCA